TGGTGTAAAGAAAGTAATTTAGGTATTATGCGATTACCAAATTGGTTTGCTGCTAAGCGTTCTCTTCTTCCTTTTATATCAGATGAAACTACTTTTTATGGCAGTATAGTTCGTGATTGTACGATTATTGACCATAATGTAATTGAAACTTACATTTATGATCAAGATATCGGCATCGCGGAAGATATTGTTATTGCTCCCACATCTTACTCTAAATCATTGATAATGAAAAACGCTTATTCCTATAAGAAGAATTATGCTGGTATGTGTGGTAGTGTTTTACTATCTAACAAGCCCATAAGGCCTATTATTGGAATACACGTAGCTGGTGCAAATAATAAAGGATTTTCTGAACCTATTTGTGCTAGATTATTTGATAATTATTTTAGAGTAATTGAGGGAAAGTTAGTAGATGATATAGTTCCTATTGATTGGAGAACCTTAGAATGTAAACAAATTCCTATTGAAGAAAGAAAATTTTATTTAGCTGGTACGCATAATTATTTAGGTACTGTAGATAAGAATATAGCTAAGTATGAAATGGGCATTTCTAGTATTGTTCCTAGTAGCATACAGGGTGTATTCCCTGTTGGTACACAACCGGGTCCATTAACTCCTAAGGATCCAAGAATACAGAATGCCTTTTCTCCTTTAATAGCTGGTTGCGAAAAACATTGCAATCCTACTATTGATTTTAATAAGACTGATTTAGCTTTAGCAGAAAAAGATCTCGCTGGTGTGATATTAACAAATTGTAAACCCATAAGGTTAACAGTTCAACCTTTAGACGAATTCCAAGCTATTAATGGTATTCCTGGTCTTGAAGACTATCGCCCATTAATTTGGAACACTTCTGAAGGTTTTTATTTAAGTAGATTAAGACCAACTGGCGCGCGTGATAAACGCTGGTTATTTAATTTTAACGACGAGGGATTAGCCACCGCCGTTCACCCTAATTTAAGAGAAATTTTAGATAGTAAACATAACGATCGACTGAATAATATAGTTCCTTTAACAATCCATGATGATTGTTTAAAAGATGCTCGACTTCCACTCCATAAAATTAAAGTTCCTGGGAAGGTTAGAGTATTTAGTATTAGCCCTGTAGATTTTACTATTCAATTTAGACAATATTTCTTAGATTTTATAGCTTCCTATACTAAAGCTAGATTTAATGCTGAGCATGCAATAGGCATCAATATTCATGGTTTGGAGTGGTCTGAACTTGGGAAATTGTTCTCCGATAAGTGTATTATTACTGGAGACTATTCCGGGTTTGGCCCAACTTTAAATTCTGAAGTTGTTGCTGCTGCTTTTAGAATAATTAACAAATGGTATTTGGCTTATGGGGCAAAAGTGGAGGATAATAATATCAGAATCATTATGTCTAAAGAATTAATTAATGCTAAACACCTTATGGCTGATTATTTATATGAAGTCAATTGTGGGTTACCTTCAGGTAATCCAGCTACAGTTATATTTAATTCTTTAGTTAATAGTCTTTATTTAAGGTGCGCTTGGCTCGATATAATGAGGGGTACATTAAACCAATCATTGGTCGATCAGCGTAAATTAATGAAGATTATAACATATGGTGATGATTTAATAGCTTCTATTGACCCTTCTGTCATCCATTTGTTTAATAATAATAGTTTAAGTTTATTTTTTAAAAAACATAATATTATTTTTACTGATGCTGCCAAAACCGGTGTCAATGTCGAGCCTTATATAAGGTTAGACACAGCTACGTTTTTAAAACATAGCTTTAAACCCCATCCTAAAAGGAAGGGGTTATACCTAGCTCAGCTAGAAGAGTTATCTATAACTGAATGCGCAAATTGGGTTCGAAAATCACCTGATTTGAAGCAAGCCACATTAGATAACTGTGTTCAAGGTTCAATGTTAGCCTATGGACACGGACCAGAATACTATGATAAATACGTAGAAACAATATCAAAAACTTGGTTTGACAAGTATCAAGAAGAGTTTTTGGTTCGAACTTGGGATGAATTGGATTCTCTCTTTTTGGATCAAGGCTTTTATTTTGATTAAAAAGGAGGGAAAATAAGGGGGCCCAAAACTGTTTGCCCACTCTTTTCTTTAAATATTGTTTTTATTGTTTTAGATTTAGTTTATTCTAGGTCAAAGTGATGAATTCTTGAAACTGAGGAAACGATGGTAGGCTGTGCTGTTGCTTGACTAGAGCTTAACCGAAAGGTTCAGTATGTTCTGCAACGGTCATTACGCCGATAGTTTCATCACTGTTAAATTTTAAGTTAGATTTTAAGATATTATAAAATAGCTTCATATTACATATTAATTGAATTAAAATCGCGCTCCGTGTACACTCTGTACTAATTTGAAATTTATCATGAAGTACTGGTAAGTTCACTGCTTACAAACGACTATAAGAGCTTAACTCTTATAGTTATCTGCCGCTTAACGGCCAAGTCGAATTAACTACTCTAGTTAATTTTTGATGGTACTTCTTAATAAAAAAAAAAAAAAAAAAAAAACAGATGGGAAGAGGGGGGGGGAGGGAAAGAGGGAAAAAAAGGGTGGT